GTTATCATAAGTTAAGACTAGAGGCTCTTGATTGCTAGGCATGTTTTGCTTCGTTGTAAGCTTTTAGCGTTTCTGGATAAAAACCTTCAAGTATTGTGAGCATTGCTTCGGCAACCTTTTGAATCTCCCACTGTGCGCCTTCATGCGAGCGTAGATCAATAAACTTTAGAATATTAGACAGATTTGCGCTTGCATAATACTCTGTATAAAGATTTTGTGGAAGCACACCACGGGCTTGTTCGCGGCATACACCAGCATCCATCATTTTATTATAAAGTTGAACAGACGCAGCGTGATGTTTTTTAACTTCATTACTTACTGTGTCTTCCCATTTGAATAACGAATTCTCAAAACTTTCCCCTGTCCAAGATTTAATAATAGGATTAATCAACTCATTTTCATTGCTTGCTTGACGATTGCTTTCGTGTTGTGTACGGAAAGCCTTTGGCTCATAAAATTCAAGTTTCTCTGCTGTGTAGCGACGACTGATTTCGTTATAACTCCAAGTGCGGTGCCGGTGATGCTGCGAGCGAATAAACAGCGGCACCTTTACCCGAAACGTCACAAAGCAGTGTTCAAGTGTTGAGGTATGCTTATGCTTGATAAGATAACGGATAAGTTTCCGATCCTTGTCATCTAGTTCGCTTTTATGTACCCCAAATGACACCCTAGCACTATTAACAACAGTAAGGTCTGAACCAACTGCATCGACAAGTTCAACTTTTCCAATTCCATCTCCATAAAGGTCTACACTGGTCATTTACAGCTCGTTTTCCTGTAGTCGTCCAACTACAGCATTTTCTGTAAGCACGCGGAACTTCTCGCCTTCAAATTCAACAAGGTCAATAAGTGCTGTTTGCACTACTAGTAGATCGCCACTAACAAAATCCTGCACGCAATCTTCGCTAGCGCGTAGCAATCGCACAACGCTGTAACGAGACTTCAGCGCCTCTTCGGGCAGGATAAATGTACCTACCGTCTTTGTTTTCTTTACTCCTGCCTCTTCAACAAGCAGGAGCTTATTCATTGGAGTAAATAGCATTAGTTGGCCTCGCTTTCGCCCTCGTCACCACCGACATCAACCTTGGTTCCACGAATCTTGCCAACCATGTCAACAAGTTTGTCGATGTCGCTGTTATCCTTGATTAGGCGTTTGGCCTTCTCAAGCAGCTTGACCTGTTGCTTAGTTAGATAATTGTTCTCAACAAAGCTTTTCTTGAAATCGCGTAGGTGTTCGCGTAGAACCTTGATTTCCTCTTCGGTCTTTACACTGCCCTTGACATAATCAGCAATATGTTCCTCAACACTCTTCTTCTTTTCTACTGGTGAAACCTTCGTTCCCATACCTGTCATAACTTCGCGTAGTTCGGCCATAGTGTTCTCCTAGTTGAGCAGTAGCGCTCGGGTTAGATTGCGTAGTTCTTCTTGCATCTTACCACGGTGTCCCACATCTTGCAAGGCAAATAAATCAACTTTGTGATTTGTTGGTTTGCCGTCTAGAATAAGGTAGCGGTAGTGCATACGCAGATCGCCACTATAGAACGATTCCCGGCTTAAGTCAACTTCCCTTTTAACATTCTCGTGTAGTTCTTTTAAAAACTTTTTTTCATAATGGTTTAACATGCATCCTCCAAATAAAAAACCCCACAACCGCTATTGTAGCAGCTGTGGGGCAGAACTTAAAACTTTTATTTTTTTAGCGACTGTAAAGCGGCTTTTGCTTTTTGTAATTGTCTCATGTGATAATCGCCCTTTCCTGCTGCGCTTTCACTCCACTGAATAAATGCGTTATCGCTTTCTAGCCCACGAATAAAGTTTTCAACTGTTTGTAAGGGATCTCCGCCCGACATTTCTTCTAGAGATTCTTTGATAACTTGTTTTAGATAACTTTTTGTAATTTTCATAATAAAATCCCCTATGTTACCAATAAATAGTAACATAGGGGATAAAAAGAGTTAATTTTTATTTAATTGGACAAGCCCCGCCAGCACATTCCATAGAACTTTCTAGTTCCCCATCCCCAACGCTACCAATATCAATTGGTTTAATTTTAGCTGATAGCTTATCAAATTGTTCTTTGGAGATTGTTTCTTTTGGCGCTTGCTTGAAACCGTGTTCGCTGTGGCATAGGAATGAAATAGTCTTTAAATATTTAAGATTATCACCTAACCAAGCTTTTAGGGCTGGTAGTTCCTCTTTCCGATAATAAACTGTAACGCTTACCGCTTGATCGGCCCAATGCTTTTGGGCTAATTTGACAACATCTAATTGTTTCCATGTAGTCCAATCTTCGTCTGCTACTGGCGCACTATCGGGCGCTGCAACATAGAAATCAACTACTTGGGTGTTGTGGTCAAGCGAACCGTCAAAACGCATTACAGGCTCCATGTAATGCCCTGCATCGCGTAGTAGTGGCAGTAGTGGATCGCCAGCACTAAAACGCACACGCTGGATAATGTAGCGTGAATAGGCAGGATGAACGCCCTCATAGCTATCAAACACCTTGCTAATCGTACCAGAGGGCTTAATAACTGTAGTGCGGACACTCTCTGGAATATTTAATTCTTTTGAGTAGGCGCGGTTCTCTTCTTGAATAGCGGCATAAGCTCTATCAAGAACATCTGGAGTGAATAGCGGGCTTTGTAAGCAACCAGTAATGCCCGTTCCAATACGGCGATTGCGCTTTACAACTGCATCGCATTTTGGTTGGTGATATTTTTCGGTTGTTACACGCTTGCCCCAACGGTGCATTAGTCGAGAAGCTTCGATAAACTCTGCTTCGCTTGCAAGGTTTGGTAAGCAGATTTCTTGAAGGTTACATGGTTCGCCGTCTTCAAGGGTTGCTTCGGCGCATGGATTAACTCCAATTGCGCTATCCGCTTTGAGTTCGCCCATTCTTCCATACTTTTGCATATTGCTTCTATTAACAATTCCAAATGGTTCTCCTTGTTCGTAGGTTTTCCAGAATAGCGGATGTAAATCTTCTACATCATCTACAACAACGCTAAAGTTAGCCATAGCGCGTTGCGTTGGAACATTACCAAGATCCCAGCGTTTAGCCTTTAGGTATTCTTTATCCCAAGGATCGCCAAGAATAATAATTGCACTGCGGCGAACATTACCGGCAACAACCATTTCACCGATGCTGCAAAGTAGATCAGCGGCGTCTAGTGGTTTCACCATCTTGCCTTCGCGGCTTTTTAGAATAGCGCACACTTTTTCTACAAAAGCAATAAGTGGCTTAGGACCGCTGCTTGTACCACCAAATCCAAGAATAGGATCACCGGCTGGACGGACACAAACAGTAGAATAAGAGAATGAACGACCGGTAACAAAATAACTTTCTAGTACGCGACGGGTTAGCTCATTCCAGCCTTCGCGGCTATCTGGGACGATAAAGTCCGCATCCTTTGTGTCCTTAGCGACAACTACAACATCTTTCTTGACACGGGGTAGTTTGCTAACAAAACGGTGTTCAACGCTCATGCCAACACCGCCGCCAAGCATTAGTAGGTCTTGTGCCAATGCAAAGTTTTCCCAAGTGTCGCTAGCTACGAACCAGCAGTTATTAAGTGCTACGCCGCCTAGCTTTTTATGACTAGGTGCGCCGCTGTACCACCAACCACGACCGGCAGGGCCAGCTTTACGATTGATTAGATAATACTTGAGGCGTGCAATCTCCTCTTCGCTAACGCTGTGGCCTTGAACATTCCCACGAATAACACGATCAACCGTATCCGTCCAGTTTTCTAGATTACCATTATCTTTACGGGCATAGGTGCGTTTGTAAACAACCTTTGCAAGATTTGACCAATCACCCATTATAGTAACTCCTTAATGCGAACAACATTTTGTGCGCCGACTAAACGGCGAACTTCCTCACCATTTTCAATAAGCATAAATGTTGGAACACCTGTTACACCAAAATCTTGTGCCATATCGCGATGTTCGTCAATATCAATAATTTCAAACTGCACATCGCTAACGGATTCATTTAGTTTTTGAAATACTGGCTTGGCTTGCTTGCATGGATTACACCAGCTTGCACTAAACATTACTACTTTTTTCATTTGATTTCTCCTTTTTAAACTTACGGTATTTCTCTTTCAGCGCATCCTCTTGTTGTTTTGCACTTTTCACAATAATGTCAGCCGCGCTTTCTTCGCTCTGCTGTAAGACCTTAATCTTAACATTCTTTGTGTCCATGAATAATGGATAAACCATACCGTCAGGTCCGTTACGGTTTTTAGCAACATACATGCGCCCTTCATTGCTGGCTTTATCCTTAATCGTGCGGCTGATCGTGCAAATAAAATCTGCAACAAAGCATTTATTAAAAGCCTCGCTGATGCTTTCCATAGTGATTACTTCGGCATTTAATCCACTACGGTTTGTCTGTGAAGCAGTCCACACGCAGCATTCGTGAATTTGTGCAATGCCTCGCATTTCTTCATAGATGCTTTCAAGCTCTTGACGCTTCTCTTTTTCTCGCGTTACAGGGCGTAGCAGATCGCCGTAATCCACAATAACAAAATCTACGCGGTGCCCGTGTGTTTTTAGTTTATCAAGATGCGCTTTGATTGTTGCGGTGCTGGCGCTCTTGGTTGGATACTCTTTGATAAGCAGTTTGCCTTTTAAGTCCTTGACCATGTCCATAATAACTTCTTTATGATCACGGACTTCCGAAAGGTTTAGGCCAGTAAGGCAGCTATCATAGCGCCCAGCGATTACTTTGTCTTGTAGCTCAAGCGTGTAATGAATAACATTGTAGCCAAGTTTAAGAGCAGTTGCGCCAAGGTGAACCAGTGCCATAGACTTGCCAGCACCGGTTGGGGCAATAACAACGCCAAGCTCGCCCCTCCCAAGACCACCCCGTGTAATGTTGTCAATAAGATCCCAACCAGTTGAAACCGGGTTGCGTGCTTTGAGTTCAAAGCGCTTTTCAAAATCCACAACATAATCATAACCGTGGTTATTATCAGTGCCAAGCTTAAGCGCATCATTGATTACCTTTGACACCTCGTCAAACGAGGACGATTTAATAAGTTCAACGCTTTTCATCATTGCTTCCTTGAGTTTTTGCTTTTTACAAAAGTCAAGTGAAACATCTTTAATGTGCTGTGCGCCATCAAGCAGCACATCTCTGGTTTGTACACGGGCAAAATATTCACGAACTTGTTTCTGTGTTACATCATTTTCGTCCATGATCTCTGCGCGTAGAATCATCGTCATTGTGTTGCGCGACGGATGAATGCCGTACTTGGTGCGGTAATCAAAAATCTTTTGCGTAAAGACGCGCAGATAGCGTAGCTCTAGAAAGTTAATGTCTAGAACTTCGCCAATTTGTGCGGCAAAAGCACTATCATCAAGAATTAGATTACAAAGATTTTCTTGAAATTGCTTACCATATTTTGAAAAGTCCTGCTTCTCTTCCATGTCAGCTCCTGTGAGATTGCATCTTACTTCTTATCGGGGCAGTTGTCTATCACTATCTTTTCCATGTAATGAAACAGGTCTTCAAAATTAATGTCCATAAAGCCATCCTCGCTTGCCATCTTAGCAAAAGAGGGTTTATTAAGTATGCACTCCGCTCCCTTTATACCCGACAAAATTTTCTTTTTATTTTCAGCAGTTACAAGTCGGTACTGTAACTGCATAATCCTATGATTTAACTTGATTTTTTCTCTATCCTGCACTACCGCTTTGTAAATTTTTTGTTCGTGTAATTTTTCACGGGAAGTTTTTAAAATATCGTCTATTGTGTATTCCTTTTCTTCTTTTAGAAATGGATAGCGTTTAGCAATTGTAGCAAGACCAGCGCCCTTAACGCCGGGAAGATTATCGCTGTTATCGCCGCAGATAGCGCGTGCTAAAACAAAGTTAGATGGATGGATAGAATATTCCTCTAGGATTGTTTTAGTGTTCAGGATTTGTTCCTTAACTGGGCGATAAAGAATTGTTTTATCGTCACACAGCTGAATAAAATCTTTATCGTTTGAAACAATAACCTTTTGATAATTGTAGAATTTTAAATCCTTGCAGATAAAACCTATTAGGTCGTCGGCCTCAACACCATCAACCATTAGTTGTACGAGCGGTAAACAATTTAAATATTCTACAAGTCGTGTCTCTTGCCAGATACGGTTCTTTAGTTCATCTTCGGCTGTAGCTTTTATGTTGCTGTTTAGCGTTAGTGGATTGCGACCCTGTTTGTAATCTTTAAAAATGCGTTTGCGCTTTTTACTACCGCCCTCGCCGTCATAGCAAATAAAAATACGATCAGGCGCTGTAATGCGCACCATTTTTTGTAGGATCTTTAAAAAGCCACGAACCCCGCCAACAGGTATCTGCTGCGGGGTAACGCTTGGATCGGCGCTATAAGCACGAACAAAAGCATTTAAAAAATCAATTATTAGTATGCGTTTCATCCAATCAAGTATACACCAAGGACAAGCAGCATTATACCAAATTTTTGTGTCCAAGTTGTTGGAATACCCAACAGCATCATACCTAAAAACCAAGTGCCATTATATAGTAAATCCGATAATCCAGTTATTAATAAAAGTTTATCACTATGGCTACGCATTAACTCCATCCACAATAATGCCATGCAGATAGGAACAATGCCACTGTAAACCCAATGTAACTGGCCCTTGCTAACAAGGGCAGAAACTATACCGGCTGCTAGGCCAAATAAGCAAACAATCATCATCAATATTGATAGTTTCATAGTACTATTTTTTCCAAGTTATATTTTTTAAAATACGGTATATTGCGCTTAACTCAACTCCATATTTTTTTGATATTTCTTTTACTGAACTTGGCGATTCAGAATATTCATTTCTGATTTTTTCTGCTAACTCAAAATTTAGTTTCTTTTTGGCACCATTAGGAATAATATTATTCTTTTTACAATAATCGCCTAAAGTTCTTTCATTACAAGAAAAATAATTAGATAAATATTTTAATGTTTTTCCTTCGGAAACTAATCTTATAAATTCTTGTTCTTGAGATTCTGTTAACGACCTTTTGTAAAAGCGAGGCTTACTTTTCATCGCTATTCTCATTTTTTCTTTAGTTTCTTCAGAAGGCTTTCTACCGCTAGAATTACCAGCAATTTTACATATGTTATATCCATTTTCCGGATTATATGTTTGATGTAAATCCAGATAAAATTGTTCTCTTAGCAATAGAGAATTATCTTCATTAAGGCTTTCTATAATAGAAAACTCAAAATTTTCTTCTTTATATAAATTATAAGCATTCTGTAACGCTTTTGAGTGATGATTGTTTGCTCTTAATTGCCGTAAATGTCTTATCCATCTTAACTCTATGTTAATTGAACTACCAATATAGAGTTTATTATTTATTTTATTTCTAATTTTATATATTCCAGAACTCATACTTTAAATACTTTTAAAAACGATAATAACCAGCAGTTTCTTCATCAATACTGTAAATAACCTTCTTGATCCCGCGTTCAGTAAGGACGGCGTGGCACATGGCGCAAGGCTTACTCTGACGATAGGAACCATCCGCCTTACTAGCTCTTGCTACATAAATGGTGGCACCTTTAGTGATGTGGCGAGGGAGATTTAAAATAGCATGAATTTCGGCGTGATAAGTAGAATGTCCCTTATGCTCAGGACGGTACTTAGAACCAATAGAGCAATACCTTTCATTATTCACGCCAACGCCAAGGATAGCAGAATTATTCTCCAGTACTGCTCCGTGCCGAAAATTACCATACTTAGAAGTTACAGCAAGATTTTTACTAAGCTGGAAGAAACCTCCGCTGTTTCTTGCTCATATCGACAATCTTGATAATCTGCTCCTGCGGGCCATCGTTATCCATTTGCTGCTCCTAGTTGGCGATTTGAAAGTCTTCTCGCATCTTGAGAAGCGCGATGTTTTTTAGTTTCGCCTCAACATCGACATCAACAATATTAGCACGCATCGCTTCCAGTTGCAAGGGGGGAATGTAACGAATCATTTCGGAGTGCGCTCGCTTTTGGTTGTACGCCGCGTTTTCCATGCCGATTTCAGTATTTGAAATATGCTGGAGGGGTTTAATGCTATCCCAAGTAGCGATAGTTTCACGAAAAGCATCATCAAACGGCACATCATCCACACCAAAAGAATAGTGATGGGAATCAAAAACAACAGGAATACCAGTCCGTTCGCTAATAGCAAGAAGCTGTTTGACATTATAGCATTTCTCGTCGTTCTCTAGTGTGAGTCTTGATTTTACATTCTCTGGTAAATAGTTGTAGGTTTCAATAAGTTTCTCTGCACGATTGCCTTTGCCGCCGTGGATGTTGATTGCATAGTAGGGTGTGCGATCAAAGCCCATAGCATCAAACAGATAGGCATGGTACTCAAGTTCGCGGATGCTGTTGTCGATTACACTTTGTTTGTCGCTTGATATAACACAGAACTGACCGGGATGGGTAGTGACACGGATGCCGTGTTCGCGGAACCCTCTGCCAGCAGCCGCGAGGTCTTGTTGAATGACCGCATCGCCTCTTGCAAGTTCTCCACAGAACTCATAAAGTGGGAAAATTGTGCTTGAAAGTCGGAAAGATTTGATGTTGTTTGCAACGAGGTAAGGAATTGTTCGCAGGACTTCTTTGACATTCCAACGATAAGTTTCAAGAATTCGTTCTGTAGAGTATTTTCCATTTTTGTATGCTCCAAGCTGTAACAGCTTTTCATCAATAACGTTCTCATAAACAACGGTTCCGTCGCGCTTGCTACGGGGTTCTATCCACTGGCAACAAAGTCCAAGCATTCTTACTCCTTTGAGGGATCTTTGATCCACCCAGATCTTACACTATAATAACCCGCCATGCAAGCACAAGTTGTTTAGCAGAATACTTTACCTTCGCAACTATCCTCAACAGGATAAATTTTTGTGCATATAGAAGAATTATTTTTGATCCAATCTCTCATGTGTATGCCTTGCTTTATCTGGTTTTTTGGATATTTTTTATGATAATCTGCCGAATCAGACAATTCGGCATCTGTCCAGATAGTTTTAACAAACTCAGAGGTATTTACTGATACAATCTGTTCAATGTATCCTTTTTTGTCAATGATAAAAAACATAATTTTTATTTGTTTTTCTTCATCTGTTAAATTAAAATATTTTGTAGGGTCAAACCACTGCTGGTTTACTTGTTTTTTTGTTTCCACAAAACTAGAATCTGTATTATTACAGTAGTCATATAATTTACGATTTTTTCTCTCCCAACCAAGTTGCTGTGATAAAATTTTAGATATTTCTTTTTCTTTACCACCTCTGCCACCAAGATGGATATTTTTAATCTGTGATAAATCCAATTTCATTTTTATTCCTTTGCGGGATCTTTGATCCACCCCTTTGTAACATGAAAGTACCCTGCTTCGCAAGCACAAGTTATTGAGCAGAATGCTTTGCCCTCATAACTATCCTCAACCTCAACGGTGCGGTGTGGTCGCATCACATCAGGATTATCCCAATTAATTCGCCGCTGATCGCAGGTTGGATTACCGCATGGTATCTTTTTCATTAGCTCTCCTCATACACTCCTGCGAACAATACTGTCCCATTTCGCCACACATAATAAAGGTATTTGGGATGACACCAAAGCATCCTTTTGGATCACAATCGGGGCAAATAGGGCCACCTTCAAGATAATAGACACAATCTTTTGGTTCGTGACGAGGATTGCCGTAATTGTATGGGCAACTACAAGCGTGCCAATCTTTATGCCACGGGCAATCGGATTTGTGTTCGCTCATTAAATACTCACTAGATCCTCTAGCAGTTTAGCTCCCTTGGACATATTTTCTATTGCCTCAAGAGGACGCAAGTTTTCTAAAGCCCAGCACTTTTTAAATTCTTCATCGCCAGCGGTTTTTATCTCAAATAAAGATTGCGGTTTTATGTGATCAATGTGCCACTTCTGTTTATCTTTTTCATAAAGGCCGTGATTGTCCCAATTCATCCAAGGCTCGAATTGTTTTTCGAGGTGCTGTTTTAACTCTTCTAATGTGTAATCTACAAGTTTAATCCAAGAGGAATTGTTTTTTGATAAGTTGCGTTTTTTTAATGCACTACAGATTGCTGCGGACATAACGCGATTAATTTTGTTTTCTTCATAGCTGCGTTTGCGCCAGCGAGATACTTTTTCTTTATTTTCTTGACGGTAGAGTTTATTTTGCTCGTTTATTTTTTCTTTATTTTCTTGACGGTAGAGTTTGATTTTTTCTTTATTTTCTTGACGGTAGAGTTTCTTTTGCTCGCTTATTTTTTCTTTATTTTCTTGATAGTAGAGTTTATTTTGCTCGTTTATTTTTTCTTTATTTTCTTGACGGTAGAGTTTATTTTGCTCTAGATCGCATATCTTACAATAACTACGACATCCATCTTTACTATCTCTCTTTTTATGGAATTCTGTTAGCGGTTTTTCTTCTCCGCATTTAGTACATTTTTTCATTAGATAACTCCTAGATCCTCCAATAGCATTCTATCTGATTCTTCATAACTTATTCGCCCATTAAAAAGATATGACGGGTAGAGATCACTGTAAATAAAGTTAGTGCCGCAAACCTCATTGATGCGTTCTTTGAACTTACCAAATGATATCTGGTCGGTTAGATACTCTTGCAACGGACCATTGATAAAAGCTAGGATTAGTTGTTCCCGATCACTCATCTTCGCCATCCACAACAGAAGTGTCTTCGCACTTATCCCAGTTACCACTGCGCTTTAGATAATCCTTGCCGCCATCTACAGCAATATTGCCACATTTACAAAATTTAAAATCATGTCGGTGCTTGGATTCAATCTCTTCAAGACACAGGAGACACTTCACACTGTTACGAATAATTTTTCCTCTAGCCATCGGCAACCTCCAAGTCATACTTTACACTATCCAGCGCAGCTTGTCTAGCCTCTTCTATTGAAGCGGCTTCGCCTTTCTCTTCCACTTTAACATGCCACCAGTATTTACCATTATCTAGCGGTCCACCAATAATAATCTTGATTGGTCCGTTGTCGCCAATCATTTTAATTTTCTTAGCATACTCTAGATTTATCGTAGACCATTCAAGTTTAGACATAAAGCACCCCACTGCCTGCATCGTAGCACAGTGGGGCGGGGGGAGCAACTACTTTATTTCGTACTCATGCGTCAAACACTTCTCCCGTTTCTGTACTAATGACCTGTGCCTCTCCCCACAGATCACGGTGGGTGTCTTTGTATTCTTTAATTGCGCTTGGCTCGTTTGGCAAGAAAGCGTCAGAGGTAATAACAAATTCACCAGCCATAGCAAGATCGGTGATGTGATTTTTTTCAACACTGAGTTTTGATACAAGTGCAAAGTCAAAATCCTTTCCATCTTTTTTAGCAGATAGTTTACCCTTACCGCTCATTTTCCAAACTGCACTGGCACTGTACCAAATAGCGTCACCACCATAGGGCACTAGCTTGCTGTGACCGCCAATAAATGTTGGTGGTTGTGTGTAGGCTTGGTTTAAGATCATAAGCCCTACAAACTTAGGAAAACTGTAATTACGGGTTTGATTAATCTTGCGCTGCACAATGCGCATGTTTTCACGAATAGCCTTGGCAGCACGCATCATGCTTGCTTTCTTTTCTGTAGTGCCGTCCTCTGCTGTTTTAATTTCATCCTTTGATGGTAGTGAGCCTACTGAATCCCAAAGAATAATTGTGTCTAGCGGTAATTCGCCCATAGAGACATCGCTGACGATTTTATCTACAAACGTAAACACTTCCTCAAGTGTGTTGCATTCTTCGTTTATAATGCATTCCTCGACCTTTACGCCCATCTTTTCAGCACGGGTCCAATCAACCTTACCCTCAGTCATAATAAACACCGGCAGGATGCTTTGTTTTTGTGCCTGTGCTGCTGCGTGGAATAGCAGCGATGTTTTACCTGTGTCGCTCTTGCCATAGATTTGTGTAATGTGGCCTAGCGGAATTCCCGGTATCCCAATAACTTCTTGGATGCATTCATCAAGAACAATGTACTTATCTGCTTTTTTTTCTACTTGGTTTATCTCTACTGTTTTTTTGTAAGTTGCAAGATCAAATTTCTTAGCCATATGTTTCCTCCAAATGAAAGTGGGCAGAGAGTATTATAACCCTCTGCCCACCAACTTTACACTAGTTTAAAAGCTCCATAAGTTCTTTTTTCTTCTGTTCAAGATCATCGGATTCCCAAATTACTAGTACTTTATAACCAAGACTTTCTAATACTTGTTTTTTATTTTTATCTGAATCCCATTTTTCTTTCGCTGTATACCTAGCATTTGGTAGTTTTATTATATCGTCTTCTTTATAAAATTTTGGATTAGCATGAACATAATCGCCGTTTACTTCTATGATTATTTTTTTTTCTTCGTTTAATTCATCAGCAAAATACTTTGAAACTAATTGTTCGCTCTGAAAGCCAAAAGACTCTAAAAATAATTCTTGCTTAATTTTTTTATGAATAGAACTTAACTTTCTTTTTGCAGGGAATTTTTCTGCTAATGCTTTTATAAATTTTGGATCTTGTCTTTGACTTTTCATCTGATCGGAAAGCATTTTTATATATTCTATATTTTTTGTTAAATTTTTATAACCTTGTCTAAAGGATTCTGCTTTTGTTGGATGTTGTTTATATTGTTGTGCTGATGAACAACTATAACACCTTAAAATTTTTGGTCTAGCGTCACAAAGATTATCGCAATCAACGCATTTTTTCTTTTTTGCAATATATCGTGGCGCACCGTTCTTTATTCTTTCTTCTCGCTTGGCGCTTTTTTTCTTTTGATAGCACTTTTTACAATCGTTTTCGTGCCGTTTTTTTTGTTTAATATAATAAAATTGATCAATAGATTTATTTTCTTGACAAGTGTTGCATGTTTTTTCTAAAAGCACTGCGTCTACCTCCTAGTATATATAGTATCATACCAGAAAGTAGACGCAGCTTTTAAACAATTAAGTTAATTTTGAATCAAATCACGAAACGCGGCATCAACTGCGCTTGTTGACTTGCTGCCCTTGCCGTACTTTACGGTTTCCTTGCTGTCGGCTTCCGCATCAGCATCGGAACCGCTGGCTAGGTACTCATCTAGGATGGCTGCAACTTCGTCGCTGGTCTTACGCTCAAAGGCATCATCAAAGTTTGGTACGCTCTCTAGGAGTTCCTTGCAGTCCTCTGCGGACCCTTGGCAGAGCTTGCTGGTCTTACGGGCTGGCGTTAACTTTGTGGTTGGGAAACTGGCACCGGGAACCTTGTTAGAGACTAGCGATAGATCAGTACCGGTTTCTGGGTCGGTAATGTCGCCGTAGTCTTCGTTAAGCGTTAGGGTGAGTAGGTCTTGGTAAACATTCTTACCAAAGCCCCATAGACGCACGCCATCCTTCTCTTCGCCGCGAACAATTACTGGTGCAAAGAAGCGTTGACGGGCTAGGAACTTCTTAGCCATCTTGTTGCTCTCTTCGGTACCTTCCTTGTAGAGTTTGCTAGCAAAGGCGCAGATAGCGCAATCATCGCCGTGGTTCTTCTTGGGGCATAGAATGCCGCCCTTGCTGATCTCATAGTGGAAATAAAATTCCTTGAATGGATCACCGTCACTGGTGGGGACAACGCGGATGCTATAGGTAGTACCCTCGTCAGGACGCCAGAAGTTGGTCTTACCACCGCCCTTGTTTTGTAGTGCAGCTAGCTTGGCCTTCATTTTCTTGATGTCGATACCCATGTTTATTGCTCCTTTGCAAGTCGGTAAATCTCCCGCTTGCGGTTGTTAGGGAAGAGTGTAATCGAACTCTTCCAGTTTGTCAATCATCATGTTGTGATTGAAAATTCTAAAATCTTCCTGATCAATGTCCCACACAAGCTCGCTACCTTCGTTCAGCAGGTGCCGCTTGCCAGTGCCCTTAAAACGCGACTCAGCAAAACCGCTTGGTAGATCCTTGATCTTAACAAAACGCATCATCCTACGCTCACCGGTCTTCTTCATAAATGTGCCTTTAAATGCCTTCATGTTGGCCTCCATGTTGTAGACTCTACCATAGTGCTTAGGTGTTGTCAAGCGTTTGAACGAAACTTGTTTGCGCCACAAGATAACAGTAGGTTTCTTCGTGCTTTGTAGCGTGAACCTGATAGGACGATTGATCCTCTGCTGCTTTATCCTTTATTGCTTTAAATAGTTTGCCATCACTTTTTAGCACAGCTTCAGGAACGGCATAATAGTAGCACTTGTAGCGTGCGTTTTGTAGTGGAAAAAAAAGCGTTTCTGCGTTTTCTTTTAAATCATAAATACCAAGAGTGCTTATTCTAAAAATTTCTTTTGCTGGCTCTGCGTTTTGAATAACCGGTTCCAGATGCATAAAGGAATTATAAGCGTGAAAAGCATTTACAACCAGAGAATTTAGCTTGTCATTGTACTCTAAAATAGAAACATCACCTACAAGCTTTTCTAAAACTTGATTATCTACAAGGTAAATGTTTTTAAAAATTCCTGAACGTGCGTATTCTTGCAGCACATGAAAAGCTACACGATTTTGTAGGAAGCCTGTTTTTGTTAGCGCCCTTTCGTATGGCTTAACATAAAGAACATTTAGTGTGCAGTGCTGCAATTGTTTTAAAATTTGTAAGGTTGCTCCACTTATTTTTCCACCACCACCAACTACAAAAAGAATTTCACCTTCTATCTCTGAAAAAAAATGTGAAAGGTCTGGGACGTTTTTTTCATAATCCTCTGGGGAAAGTTTGTGTGGCATGGGGAAACAATTTTGTCCGCTTAGTCCAACGTCTATTTTGTAGACATCGTACTGTGGATATTTTGCAAACCCATCTGCAATTCTGCAACCGGCAGCGCCTAAACCAATAATGGTGTCCATGCTAAACCTTTATTTTAACCTTTTTTAGGTTACCATAATCGCTGCCAATTTTAACATTAGCGGGAAACTCACCCCAAGTTGTGCTGCTAAATGTTTTAATTATGCTAGGCAGTAATTGCTTATCCTCTTCGGCTAAATCAATTACAAAGCTATCATGCACTAGAAAAGCAACAAAACTTTTTGTTCCCTGCAACAGCTTATCAACTGCTAGCACTTGCCTATGCATTAAATCAATAAGCGTGCTTTGGTTTAAATAAGAAATTGCATGGTGTTCATCAGCTGGAATGCTTCTACCAAATGGTGTGTGGACCACGCCATCGACCCAATAAAGTGCTTTTAGCAAGGCTTTGTTGTAATGGGCGTCAAGTTCGCTATCGTACTTAACTGCAAGCTTACTATGCGAATTGTAAAGCCAAGAAGTGGCAGTTTGCTTGGCATCACTGCGATTTAGTTCCCCACGGAAAATGTTTTTTGCACTCCATTCATGGAGATCGCCCGCAATTTGTTCCTTGTTGAGTAGCGCCATAGCAGTGCGTAATTCTGCTGCATTCATGTCTAGCTCAACAAACCAGTTGTTGCTTGGCTTAATAACACTGCGTAGATTTTTATTTAGATTAAGAATTGGAAAACTATCTTCCGTCGCAGTAAGGCGACCGGTAACGCTACCAAACATGTTGTAATCTATTTTTGTTTGGCCCCTATTAATTTTGTCCCACAACTTTTTGCCCTGAACATCCCATAACTTTTCACTAAGCCAGCTACGATTAAGTTGCAACTCCCGTGTGCGAATGTCACCAATAAGCTCGCCCAATTCTTTGTAGAAATTGTATTGAACTGGTCTGCTGTGTGTTGCAAAAACGTGTTCAGTGATTTTATTTTTTGCATCGTAGTACTCCTTCAGGTAGCGCTCAGGTACTAGATCAAAAATGCAGTTTTCATTTAGTGAAACTTTTGCTTCAATGAAACTGTTGACAAAAGCTTTTAGCTTGGCATTAACACGCTTCCACTCATCTTCTAGATCAGGTGAGCAGCATTCATCTATTGTTTTGCCAGCAGCGTAAATGCTTGCATACTCTATGTCTTTGCCGCGTAGGATAGCGGAGTAGCTCCATGTTTTATCTAGCTCTTCAACAAGTGTGCCGTAGATCACTTCGCCATCCCTATAAAAACCAACGCATTCGCCTTTTGTGTCTAGAACTTGAAACATGACCACCTCAGAAAATAATTTTTTGTTGCTTTTCGGAGTCTCTAAAAAACTCTGCTAGTTTAGTAGCAACGTTTGATGTTGTCAAGTCTATTTTTTTTGTTTCTTGCATTTTTTCTAATTCTAGCACTTTATCATTTATAAATTTTGCAGCAACGTCAGATCCATAAAATTTATTTATTTGCATTAGTTGAAAATGTAGGTTTTCAAAACTAGTTTGCGAAACATTAATATTGTTTTCGTTTAATTTTATAAATAATAAAAATCTTAATTGCCAATCAATATTGTAATTTGTGTCAAAATTTTCAATTGATAATTGCTCTATTGTGCTAACAGAATTAAGTAATTGCCTACAGTTTATAACATCTTTAGAAGTAAAAGTCAATTTATTTTCTTTTACAAATCTATTCCAAAAAACAATTAGTACATTCTTGTTTGTTTCTAAATCTGACAAATAAGCTTTATGATAAGCTTTTTCAAACAAATCTTTAGTAGATTGAATCCCGTAATTGTTATAATATTTTATCATTACTGGTGATTCTACATCCGCAACAATTCTCCAAGGGGCATTCCTATCAACATAAAATCCAAATCTTTTTGCATTTTGAAAAAATAAATCAAAATTTTCGTTAATAAAAAAATCTTGTTTTTGGCTTGAATTAGCGTAAGCAAGCGAATCAGAAAAATTAATAACTAAACCGTTAATTTCAAGTGGGCATAAATTATTAGAAATAAAACCACTCCTTGAAAAAACAACGCCTGAATTAATGTAAGAAACAAATTCAGAATAAAATTTTATAAAATCACTAAAAGATTTTATTTCTTTAATTTTATTAACAATAAAATTTTTAGCAAAAATATTATACACGTAATCAATAAATTCTATGTAGACATCATTTAAATCTTTATAAGCACTCAAAGGTTCTAGCTTATTATAAATTGTAGAATCTGGATTTATTTTATTATTATTTACAAATTGCAAATGATACTTTTTAAAATTTTCAAATGCATCAGCAACAAAACAAAGAACTTTTAATTTTACGTTATTTTTTCCATTTATAACTTTTAAAAAAGAATTTTTAGGATGAATTTCTACGTTTTCAAAGACTAACCCATATTTTGATTTTTCGTTTCTTTGTTCAAATTGATAATCATAGTAAGTTTTTTGAAAAACAGTGTTATCAAAAAGTTTATTTTCTAAATAAAGAGAAGTGGTTGCATCTGGGTAAAAATTGTTTTTTAAATTTTTTTTATTCATTATTTAAGTTTACCTTTAACGGACAAAACAAAATCATAGGCTTGTTCTGAAACACTTTTATCTGTTACTTTTATGGCATCTTGTTCAA